ACACCACAGGGGTTGAATATTAATTATAATACTGTTAAGACAGTGAAACTGGAGAAAATAAATGGCAGAAATAGACAAGTCTTTACCAAACGTAAAGCAATCAATAAATATACCAAGTCCTGACGAATTAGAAGTAGAGTTACAGGAAGAGCAACAACAAGACCCTGATCAACCAATTGACGTTCAACAAAACGAAGACGGAAGTGTTGATATAAACTTCGACCCATCAGTTGGTAGCCAAGAACAAGGTGACGATCATTTTGCTAATCTAGCAGAGTTACTTCCAGAAGAAGTGCTAGCTCCAATAGGGCATGACTTGTATGAAAGTTACACAGATTATAAAGCATCAAGAAAAGATTGGGAAACTTCTTATACAAAAGGTTTAGACCTTTTAGGATTTAAATATGAAGAAACTACAGAACCATTCAAAGGTGCATCAGGTGCCGTTCACCCAGTATTAGCAGAAGCGGTTACACAATTTCAATCATTAGCTTATAAAGAATTATTACCATCAGGTGGACCAGTTAGAACTCAAATAGTTGGAATGCCAACTCCAGATAAAGAAGCGCAGTCAATGCGTGTTAAAGAATTTATGAATTACCAGATCATGGGTGAGATGAGAGAGTATGAATCTGAGTTTGATCAGATGTTATTTTATTTACCACTTACAGGATCTACATTTAAAAAAGTGTACTACGATGAAATTATGCAGAGAACAGTTTCTAAATTTGTTCCTGCTGATGACTTAGTTGTTCCGTATACGGCTACCTCATTGGACGATGCGGAAACAATTATTCATGTTGTTAAGATGTCAGAAAACGAATTAAGAAAACAACAGGTTGGTGGTTTCTACAGAGACATTGAACTAACACCAGGAACTGAGAATGAAACATCATCACAAAAAAAAGAACGTGAACTAGAAGGTTTAAGCAAAGGCAGAGATCAAAGAATGTTTACACTTTTAGAATGCCATGCAACTTTAGACATAGAAGGTTTTGAAGATGCAGGACAAGATGGTGAGCCCACAGGAATTAAGTTACCTTACATTGTAACAGTAGAAGAAGGATCACGTGAGATATTATCTATCAGACGAAACTATGAAGTTGGTGATCCATTAAAGAAAAAAATAGATTACTTTGTACATTTTAAATTTTTACCAGGACTAGGTTTTTATGGTTTTGGTTTGATACATATGATTGGCGGTTTATCAAGATCAGCGACTGCAGCATTAAGATCGTTACTTGACGCCGGAACCTTGTCTAATTTACCAGCCGGATTCAAGATGCGTGGTATCAAGATGAGAGACGAAGCACAGCCAATTCAGCCAGGAGAGTTTAGAGATGTCGATGCACCAGGTGGGAATTTACGAGACGCATTTATGCCGTTACCGTTTAAAGAACCATCAGCAACATTATTACAATTGATGAGTGTTGTAGTTGGAGCAGGACAAAGATTTGCATCAATCGCAGATATGCAAGTAGGAGAGGGTAATCAACAAGCAGCAGTTGGTACAACAGTTGCGTTGTTGGAGCGAGGATCTAGAACAATGTCAGCAATTCATAAAAGATTATATGCTTCTATGAAACGTGAGTTTGGTTTAATGGCGAGAGTATTTAAACTTTACTTACCTCCAGTTTATCCGTATGATGTTGTTGGCGGTCAAAAGCAAATCAAACAAACTGATTTCGACGACCGAATAGATATAATGCCGGTTGCGGATCCGAATATATTTTCTCAAACGCAGCGAATATCACTCGCTCAAACGGAGATGCAACTGGCAGCTTCTAATCCTGCAATTCATAACCAATATGAAGTCTACAGAAACATGTATGAAGCGTTAGGTGTAAAAGATATTGATTTAATTTTAAAAAAACCAGAACAACCAATGCCAAAAGACCCAGCATTAGAACATATTGATGCTTTAGGTGGAAAACCATTCCAAGCATTTCCTGGACAAGACCATCAAGCACACATTACAGCGCATTTAAACTTTATGGAGACTAATATGGTAAAAAATGCACCTGCAATCGGTGCTGCAATACAAAAAAACATACTAGAACACATAAGTTTGATGGCACAAGAACAAATTGAGATAGAATTTAGAGAAGAATTACCTAAATTAGCGCAAATGACACAAATGATGCAACAAAATATGCAAAATCCGCAACTTCAACAAGAAATGCGAATGCTACAAGAGAAAATAGAAGGTAGAAAAGCAGTTTTAGTGTCTGAAATGATGAAAGACTTTGCAGATGAAGAGAAAAAGATTAGTTCACAATATGGTAACGACCCAATTGCTGCATTAAGAGCAAGAGAACTAGATTTACAAGCTCAAGAGAACTCTAGAAAAGAAAAAGAGGGCAAAGAACGAATGAATCTAGACCGTATGAAGGCTATGATGAATCAACAGAATCAAGATGAAAAATTAGATCAGAACGAAGAGTTAGCAAACTTAAGAGCTGAAACATCTATTGAAAAACAAGAAATAGCTAATGAAGCAAGAGAAAAATTAGCTATGATGAAACCAAGAGGTAATTAATTATGGCATTTCCAATATTAGGTGCACTTAAACTTGCAATGAACGCTGGTTCGCACATTTATAAAAAGAAAAAAGAGACTCAGATGATGATGGCTAACGCACAAGCCAAGCATGCAGAAAAGATGGCCTCCGGGGAATTGGAGTACTCCGGCAAGTTGTTAGAAGCTCGTCAATCGGACTGGAAAGACGAATTCGTTTTGGTCGTGCTAACGCTGCCAATTTTAATAATTGGATGGGGGGTCTTCTCGGACGATCCGGGCGCTTCTGCCAAGATAAAAGAGTTCTTCGATCAGTTCCAGCAGCTGCCGTCATGGTTCACAAATTTGTGGATCCTTGTCGTTGCGAGTATTTATGGTATAAAGGGAACGCAAATATTTAAGGGAGGAAAAAAATAATGCCAGGAAAAGAAATAAAAGGAAGAAGTAAAAGAGCTATGTACAGCAACGGTAAGTTAGTTGGTGGACAAGTTAAAATAGCAAAAGCTGCACCACCAAAAAATAAAATTACTGGGGCAGATTTTAAAGCATTAAAGAAGGGAAAAAAATAATGAGAACTTTTTATAAAAGAGGTGGCGGAGCTGGTGACGGTAAGGCTAGTCAATACCACACAAAAAAAGACGGAACAAAAGCTAAAAAAGGTTTATATTACTACATGAACAGAGCCAAAAAAAGAGGGACTAGCAAACCTGGTAAAGGCACTGTAACTGATAAAGCTTTAAAACAATCAGCAAAGACAGCTGATAAAGCGTAATGGCCACTAGGCGAGAAAACCCTATTAGAAAAACTACCACTAAAGGTGGTAACTATAGACCGACAAAATCTGGAGCTGGAATGACAGCTAAAGGTGTAAAAGCTTACAGGGCAGCAAATCCTGGAAGTAAACTAAAAACAGCCGTGACTGGAAAAGTGAAGCCAGGATCAAAAGCTGCTAATCGTAGAAAATCATACTGCGCTAGATCACTAGGACAATTAAAACGGTCATCAGCAAAAACTCGTAACGATCCTAACTCACGAATAAGACAGGCACGGAGAAGATGGAAATGTTAAATGAGAACAGCAATACTAGATGCTCTTGAAGCTAGATACGAAGCACAAGTAGCAGAAGCACACGCAACAATAAAAATCTATTTAGAAAATCCTGTTGGTATTGGAGAGCATCCACAACACATTGATGAAGTAGATAAGCAGTTACAAAAAATCGCTGAAGCAGATGAGAAGTTAAAAGCTTTAGAAGATTTTAGATTAGAAAGGACAGAGTTATAATGGAAGATGGATTAACGATTGTATCAAAGATGCAAAAACTAATGAGAGACAACTTACAAAAAGTTGGCGACATTCTAATAAGTGGTGGTGTTGACAATATGGAAAAATACCAGTATATGTTGGGACAAGCAAGAACATATCAACTAATGTTACAGGAAATCTCTAACCTGCTAGACAATAAGGAGCAAAAAGATGAACAAGGAACCGTTATCGACCTCAACACAAGAGGTCCCAAAACATAAGCCAGCTTTATTAGATAAAATAGAAGCTGAAAAAAAACCAGAAAAAGATTTATCAAAAACTGAAGATAGTAAGTTGCCAGAGCCAACAGGCTGGAGACTTTTAGTTTTACCTTTTAAAATGAAAGAGAAAACTAAAGGTGGTTTATTATTAGGACAAGAAACTTTAGAGCGACAACAAGTTGGAGCTAATTGTGGAATGGTTTTAAAAACAGGACCACACTGTTATGATAAAGAAAGATATCCTGAAGGACCTTGGTGTAAAAAAGGTGATTGGGTTATCTTTGCAAGATACGCTGGATCAAGAATACAGATAGATGGTGGGGAAGTTAGACTGCTAAATGACGATGAGATTTTAGCAACCATTGAAAACCCTGAAGATATATTTCATCAATATTAAAACATAGAAGGAGTAAACTATG